ATGTTAGGTGAAAGGGTACAGCGCTTACCATTCAGCGCGTTCCCCAGGACCCCTCGGCAAAGGGGTTCATTCGTACCACGCAATACGAACCATGAACGTTGACCTCCTAAAGACAAGCGCCGCTGCAAAGCATAGCGGACAACAGCCGCAAGTTGGATGCCGTGCAGTTATAGCGCCGCTCCCATGACAGCTTTGCTTAACAACAGGGGAGCGCGTTGAATGGTGGGTACTGGCTCTTTCATTTTATCAGAAATCTAACAAGTGTTCAATACACTTGTTAGATAAATCT